GGCGTCTCAGACCAACTGGCGTGACACTATTCATCCTGTGGATTTGCCTACTGGAGAAACGGTTGCGTCAATTGCAGCATCGGCTGTTGCCTAATCGGCATCACTTATTACCAGAAAAGAGCCACCTTCGGGTGGCTTTTTTTTTGGACCTTCGGGTCATGAAGCGTTGGCTCCTACTACTCTACTTCCCCTTTTCTTCTTACGCACAATGTGACCTCGAGCTATTAGAGTTTGACCCCGTCCTTGGGTATGTCACCGTGGCCTTCAACAGCACGGACAACTGTGGCGGCGAGGGCGGCCCCGATGGAATCTCAGAGATACAGTTTGGTTTTCAGGCTGTGGATGAGGACTGCAACGCCATGAATATCGGATGGGACTTCCCGTCGGGATTCAGTATAAACGACGATAGCAATCACCCCGGATGGATATACAGCTCTACCACTAACGAGTGGGCTGCCAACTGGACGAACCTCTACGATGAGAGCCTCGACCCTCCCTACTACACTGGCGATACCATCTCCTTTCCGCTGTTCAACCAATACCAATCTGACTGTGTGGACGGGCCGTATGCAGGGCAGATGGGGTGTGAACTGGAGGGGGTACTAAACTACTGGGCCGACGAGGGCTACAGTATCCAAGCTGTGATATGGCAGATTAGCTATGGCCCCACCATGTATGCTTCTGAAGGCGGGTGGGCTGAGGTTGGTGTCAACGGCGACGGGACGCCATACGGCACGGGCCTATATGAAGACCTGAACTTCTTAGACAATTGGATTGTCGTCGGCGACTGCGGCGCTCCGATACCTGAGGTGATTATAGATACGGTATATGTGCAGCTCCCGCCTGATACCATCATTCAATACGTTGAGCTCCCTCCCGATACGGTGGTGCAATTCGTTGAGTTGCCTCCCGATACGGTGGTAGAGTTCGTGCAGCTCCCTCCCGATACGGTGGTGCAGTACGTTGAGCTTCCGCCCGATACGGTGATACAGTACGTTGAGTTCCCTGTCAACGTTTACGACACTACGTACATCACGATAACCGATACAATAATCTGGGAGGTCGACTGCGCTACGGGCGAGCCCTGCTTGGAAGTCATCGAGTGCCCCGTATATATCCCAAACGGTTTTACTCCTGACAACGATGGTGTCAACGACGCATGGCGTATATCTACTCCGCCCGACTGCTGGGACAACGTACGCGTCACCGTATACTCTCGCTGGGGCGATGTGGTTTGGAGCTCTGACCGGGCCGACGCCATTTGGAACGGAGGCTACGACAAGGCTTTCGTGGGTGACGATGTTTACGCGTATAGCTTTGTTGCCCGCAACGTGCACACCTACCGGTGGGTGGAGCGGGTCGGACACTTAGTGGTGCTGAGATAGTTATCTTTAGGGAATGATTGATTCAGTTCGTCAAACCGTAATGTCGATTCTTAACAAGAACAATTACGGTTACGTCTCCCCCTCCGACTTCAATCTCTTTGCTAAGCAGGCCCAGCTAGAGATTTTCGAGAACTACTTCACTGGTCTCAACCAAGCTATCAATGCTGAGAACGCGCGTATGTCTGGTACGGACTATGCCAATATGACCAAGGGTATCAACGAGGACATCGACATCTTCTCGGTCTCTAAGCCTTTGGACTTCAACTCTGCCAACCAGTTCTTTACCCCGAGCACCACTACCACCGGTGACGACTACTACCTGCTGAATAAGGTCTTGGTCAATGGAGCTGAGGCCGAGCCTGTTACGCACAGCCGCATCACTATGCTGGCCAACTCCAACCTGACGGCTCCGTCGGCGCAGTACCCTGCCTATACCATCGATAACCCCGCTGCCGGTCAGGTCGTGACGCTATATCCTACAGGCACTACGTACGCTCAAGGCGATGTTGTGGCTCAATACGTGCGGTATCCCTTCGACCCGAAGTGGACGTATGTAACCTTGCTGGCCAATGGCGAGCCGGTCTTTGATTCTACTCAGCCTGACTACCAAGACTTCGAGCTCCCTATCGACGATGAGCCCCGCTTGGTTTATCGCATCTTGCAGATGGCTGGCATGAGTATCCGCGAGGGAGATGTCTATCAGTACGCTAACGCCGAAGAACAACAGTAATGGCATACATCACAGAGTACCAGTACTACGAGAATAACGGTGCTGCACCGGAGGATGCCAACTGGGGTAGCTACCAGTACGTCTCATTGCAGGATATCGTCAACAACTTCCTGTTGATGTACAACGGAAACCACTCCCTTGTAAATAACGAGGAGCGGTACAAGGTCTTGTTCCACGCCAAGCGCGGTATCCAAGAGCTGAACTACGATGCCTTCAAGGAGATTAAAATCCTTGAGCTCAGCGTATGCGACCGCCTGCGGTTTGTCCTCCCTCCCGACTATGTCAACTGGGTGCGCATCTCATTGTATAAGGACGGGGTGCTGCGTCCCCTGACGGAGAATATCCAAACCAACTGGAGCTCGGCGTACCTGCAAGACAACAACTGCCGCATCTTGTTCGACGAGCAGGGTTCGGCCCTGCGTCCTCAGGACTCTACCATCGACTACGACCGCATCACGGGAACCAAGAAGAGCATCTACGTCAACGGCAACAGCCAGTTCGATGGGCAGCTTGGATACTGCTGCGACGGAGATTGGTATTTCGACTACGCCATCGGGGCTCGATACGGATTGAATACCGAGACGGCCAATGCCAACCCTACGTTCAGCATCGATAGGAAGGGCGGGGTCATCAACTTCAGCAGCGATATGGCTGACGAGCTGTGTATCGTAGAGTACGTCAGCGACGGTATGGAGGGCGGCGACAATACGGCTATCACGGTCAACAAGCTCTTCGAAGAATATATCTACGCGTACATCCAGTATGCTATCCTCGATGCCAAGCTGGGTGTGCAGGAGTATATCGTAAACCGAGCCCGCAAAAAGAAGAACGCTCTGTTGCGCAATGCCAAGATTCGCATCAGCAATATCCATCCGGGTCGGTTGCTTATGAATATGCGTGGTCGCGACAAGTGGATTAAGTAATGGCAAATCTGGTAAGGAACTTCATCAAGGGGCGGATGAACAAGAGCGTCGACGAGCGCCTTGTCCCGCAAGGAGAGTATATCGATGCCCGCAATATCCGTATGGGTTCCACCGAGGACTCGGAGATTGGAGCGGTAGAAAACACCAAGGGCAATACGCGCCTGACCACATTGGTATACCCACCTACGGGTACGGCCCTGAGTGATAACGCCACCTGCCTTGGGGCGTATAGCGACGGAGCCAACGAGACTATGTACTGGTTCGTCCACGACCCGTCATTTGTTGACGGCGTGTACTCTGGCGTTCTCGACCTCATCGTCTCGTACAATATGCGCAACGACCTGCTGACGTACCATGTGGTCAGCACGAGTGTATTGAACTTCGACCCTCAGCATTTGATTACGGGTATCGACTTGGTTGACGACCTGCTGTTCTTTACCGACGACTTCAACCCCCCTCGCCGCATCAATATAGGCACGGCCTATCCTGAGCCTGTGGCTTTTGGTGACGACCCACTGTTGGGGGAGGACATCCTCGTTATCAAGCGCCCACCCTCGGAAGCCCCTAACGTTGAGGCAGTGGAGGTGGTCTCGCGGGAGGACTACCTCGAGGTCAGGTTCCTGTGTTTCGGATACCGGTGGGAGTATGCCAACAACGAGTACTCGGCTACGTCACAGTTTAGCGAGCCCATCTTCGAGAGCGAGCCTTTTGCTTTCACCACCGAGTCGTATCTGAATGAGGGTATGGTCAACTCCGTGCAGGTGTGCGACGTCACCGTAAGCACGGGCAGTTCCTTGGTTAAGGGCATCGACATCTTGTTCAAGGAGATGGATGACAATATCATCCGCGTCATTGAGAAGGTAGATAAGGCCAACTCTTCCTTGTCGGACGACTCTCAATACACCATCCAGTTCAGCAAGCAGAAGATTTTCACCATCCTGCCGGAGAGCGAGATACTGCGACTGTATGACAACGTCCCTAGGTTGGCTAAGGCCCAGACCTTGATGGGCAATAGGATTGTCTATGGCAACTACCTCGAGGGGTATGATATGCTCAACGACAACGGGCAGCCCGTCAAGCTTGGGTTCAATGCCACTTTGGTTCAGACGCCCTTGGATAACAATGACGCCAACGTAGAGACCCCCGATTATTATTCTAGAAAAA